GTACGGGTTGCCATGTCTATATTTCTCCAAGTCAGCAACAGTTAGCTACGTTGCTGCTTCTATCATATAACGCATAGAAGGGCCGATGACGATGCCACCAGCCCTCCATATGCCACCTCACTAAACTGCCTCAAACGACTCAATAATGACAGCGTACTCTTCGCGATAAACTTTACAGTCAAGCAAGGGGTAACCAGTGACAAGAGCGTCAGACTGGTAACGCACGAGGCGTTCTTGCTCAACTTTGGGGCTTTCGGGTTGCCAGTACTTCGCCCAACATTTCTTCACAAGCATACCAGAGTATGCACCCTCAGCAAGGGAGTGAGAGACGGTCACATCGGAGTGGTTGCCCGCTCCGTTGGGGTTACCGTTAAAGCTGGGGTTAGGCCACCAGGGAGAGTAGATGGTGTCTGAGCCGCGCACCGCAGCGAACCCAGGTGAGGGCACGAGCAGAGGAGAGGCACCAATGATTTGAGAGTTTAGGTCAATGGAGTCAAGACCATTTCTGGTAATGGTGTTGCTGCTGTAGACGGGGATGCCGTACAGCTTGCCAATTTGACCAGTCTCGGTGGGAGTACCAGACACGTAGTCGGAGCTGGTGAACTCGGGGACGGAAAGTAGAGAGGTGATTTGAGATGGGTTGAACACCCACATCGTGTCACTCATGTCTACATCCTTCATTTCCATCATCAGTTTTGCTGCAAGGATGGCGGCCCGGTTAAGAGGCGCATCGACAGTAGCGTTGTTGACAATGGCTTGAGAACGCACGACATTACCCGCCTTTTTAATTGCGGGTCGCAGGGCCAGAATCCAGCGGTCAATGTCGCGTGCAAGAGCATACGCAGCTTCACGGCTGTATTCAGCCATGGCGTCGTAGTCGCTCTGAATTGACAGAATGTCGGAGATACCAATCGCGACCCAAGGCCGATAATTGACGGACATTCGGAAGTCAGAGCTCTCGGGTTGGTCTAACTGGAGAGCGTTCTGAGGTACCAACTGCTGAGTCCGTAGACGACCAACAGTGGGTATGATGATTTCCTTGCCGCCCTTGTACTTATCAGGTACGCGGTCGACAAGTGTGGTCATCATGAACTTGCGGTCGAGGAAACGTTTAATTTCCGGCAACCACAGTTGGGGAATAAACGAGCCATGGGTACGGGGTTCGGTGAACCCGCCCTGGCCCGTTAAGTGCCCCGACTGAATAGGATACTCAGGCATGTTTACCCTTGTATTGGGTGGACAATACCGAGTAGCTGTTAATTATTAACGTCAACTAGACCGTTCTCGTAAGCGGCAACGATTTCCAAGTGGCGTGCGCTACGTTCGCTGTGTGACATGGCCAGGAGCTCGCTCTGCTTAAACAGGGTACGAGAGGCCGCTGGAAGGCCCGGCGAGGTGCTTCGTTGGAACGAAGGTACATTTGTAGCCCCGCCTGCTTGCTGGCGCTCTACGGTGAGCTGAGCGAACACGAGTTGAGCACCCTGAGCGTTGTTTAGTACCGCAGCAAGGGTCGGGTTGGTCGCGTGCAGTTCGTTGAGACGCTGTTGTACCGCAGCAAAGTTCTCATCGTAGTCAGTACCCCACTGGTTCCGTAGGGTCTGCGCTTCGCGCTCGGCGGCGAGTTGACGCACAGTTTGAACACTACCAACCAGGTCAGAAACACCAAAGCCTAGGTAGCGCTGGAGCTGTTCCTGAAATGCATTAAACTCGGGGTCGCTTTGTGAAAAGGACGGAGCAGTCGCGGGAGCGGTAGCGGGCGCAGCGGCAGGTGCAGGTGCGGCCTGCTCTGCGGGTTGGTTGAGATTCAGTTCGTCATTCATAGTACTATTGTCCCTGCATTAGTTGTGATAGGAGAGCTTCGGGTGAGCCTGCGTTGGCGGCGGCGGCTTGTGCAGCCCCGACCATCGGTAGGCCACCTGCGGCCATGGCAGAAGCCTGTGCGGCCATCATTGGGTCTGTCGTCGGGTCAGGCGTGGGCGGCAACATTGCGTTGGGGTCGCCCATCATGTCTGGCTGAGACGGGATGGAAGGCTGAGCGGGAGATAAGAACGTTTCGGGGTCTTCTTTGAAGCCGAACTTCCGGGTCACCATTTTAAGCATCGCTTCCCAGTTAATCTGCTCTGAGAACTGTGGCACTTGACTCACAAGGTTCACGTAGTCCACAGCCTGTTGCAGCTCGCGTTCCCTGTTAGCGACGTATTCAGCACCGACAGGTTGTAGGTCGTAGTCGAACATCAGCTCACGAGGGCCGTACTCAACGTACATAACCTGACCAGGGCGGTCGCCAGGCAGGCGCACGATGCTGTCATAGTTGACGAATTGGCGACACATGCTAATCATCTTGAGCAGAAGCAACTGGAGCTGAGTGTCTTCGACATGCCCGTGGATGTTGCTTAGGCGGTTGCCCCCGGCGTCGAGGACGGCCTGCACTTCACGCGCGGTCACACGTTCACCTTTGCGCCCCTGGCCCGTGGTGATGCCCACGCCAGCGCCGACGGTGCGGTCGATGGCCATTTCAATATGTTGCTGCTCAGTGTAGCTCACCGTGAAGGTGGTGTCTCGCTGGATGGGAAACACGTTGCCAGCCTCGCTCATCTCGATGATTTTGCCAGGCTCACTGAAGATGTCGTCAGGGTTGGTTACGCCATCATTAACGACCCCCCACATGGTGTCGACAGCCAACTCAAGGTTGTCAGCCCGTTGGTTCATCACGCTATTCACATGGTGCATCATGCCCAGCACGGGCTCAAGAGGGCCGAGGCCGTAAGCGCGGGAGGGGACGGGAATGGCGGTACCGATGATGAAGGGTCGTCCACCCCAGTACGGGTTGGGCTCCATCACCGCCAGCTTGTCGCCCATAGTGACGACATGGACGTTGTGGTAGGTGTAGCCATCAACAGTCACATCACCCCAGAAGTCAAGCACGTCGACCAGCTCTTTAGGGTCGTAGCGAATACCCATGTATTCGTTCACCATCTTGGACTTTTCAGCATCCGTTCTGGTGCGACCACTATGCGCCACTTCCTGCCCCTGTAGTTCAGGGTAGTCGCCGGTGGCGATGCGACGCATCAGCTCGGCTTTGGGCATTCGGATGACGCGCACCAGGTTGGCGTGGTTGATGTCGCGAGCGTTGGGGTCGAGAAACACGTCGAATGCGTCGATTACGTCAAACGCTACGTTGTCATACGTGGTCTCTAATGCGGCCTGCGCCGGGTACCGCAGCGATTCAATCACAGTGCCTTGCAACAGGTCGGGCACCTTGCCGGTCTGCTCCACGCGGCGGTGGACGATGGCCTCGCGGCGCTCCCACGGCAATGCCAGAACGCTAAAGCCGGTAATCATCAACTGGCGGGTATGCGCTTCCCAGTAGGTGCGGAACTGGGCGGTCTGCAACTTCTGCGACACATACTTGCGAGTCAGCTTGGCGATGTCCTCCAGGTCGGGGTCATACTTTGCGACGACATCAAACCACTCTGAGTTGGGGAAGAACGCCCCCATAAGGTAGCCAACCATTGTCTCGACCAGTTCGTATGCCTTGCCGGTCGAGAAGCGGTGTCGCCAGTTGGCGTTCACGTCACCCAGGATGTTGCCAACCCGGCTGCGCATCGATTCCAGCGCTACGGGAGTCCCCAGGTATTCAGCCCACGATTCAAGCCACAGCTCTTCCTTAGCGGAGCGTGAAACCTTGTAGTCCTCAAACATGGCCACGATTGCTTTACCAGTCGCCTCTCGGTCTGGCATGCCAGCCGAGCTCTCTAGTGCGTCTTTGGTAGGCAGCCCAGAAAGCGCAGTCGCGGTAAAACGTTCCGCTGGACTCGGGGCAGTGTTTGGTTTCTCCTTCTTCATCTTGTTCCTCCATACTTTGTGTTAATGTTCCTATTCTGTCTGCTGCGCCCAAAACGGCGTCGTGTTGAATCGTCTCGCAGAGGGTGGTGCAGCTCGCGTATGACCGCAATAACGTCAACAACATCGTCACGAACAGACGGACTAGGAAAGTACTGAATCTCTTCTTTGACTTCTTTTGCATGACCGATACCATGGGCTAAATAGAGGCGACCATCCGTGATGACGGGCTCCAGCATCGACTCGATACGGGCAACCTTGTCACCTTTGGGTCGGTACTCGCGTACCACAGCGCGCATGTCCCGCGCCGACAACGCCTCCGACAACATATATTTTTGGTTGGCGAAGCCAGCGACCCCTTCTACCGTCACCATACCGAGATTCCACTTCTCCATCAGGTCAAGCGCGTGCTGGACAAGCTGTGTAGGTGTGAAGTGGCCCCAGACGAGGTCGAAGATGAATAGGTTGCCATTGTTGTCTGTGCCCCCTACTCCCATAGCAGTGAAGTCAGCATTGGCGTTGGTTGACGCAGCGGGGTCGATAACCAGGATGGGGACGATGAGAGACACTGGCCCGTCGGGGCCATGGGGTCGCACGCGCACGGTAGGCCCGTCCCGCTCCACCGCGTAGGGTGCCAGCTTCACAACGCTGTCCCACTTGAGTACTGCATCCTCGCCGGTGAGGTGTTTGTTTAAGTACTGAGTGGCGAAGCGTCTGGCTGGCAGCGTCCGGCGCAGGCGTCGCTCCGTTTTCTCATTGAAGCCTTCGGGCCACAGGTACCCGTCGGCCATGTTGAAGCCGTTCTTGTATATGTTACGTGTAAACAGGTGGAGTGGGTCGTCATCCTGCGTCTCCTCGAACTCTTGGATGGCGTTAACGTCGTCCAAGTCCTCACCAAGCAGGTGGCTGTAGTAGTCCCAGCGGTAGTAGCGCGTCCCGAGGACGACAATCTCCTCACCCAGTCCCGTCTCTTCGTTGTACGGGTTAAGCACCGACTCGATGTCGTGCGTCCAGTTTACGACCTTCTCCCCTTTGGGCTTGTTTGAGCTGTTCTCGAACGTCACAAGGTCGTCAAAGATGACGAGGTCGTAGTGCTCACCCGTGTTTGGCGACCCAACCGATGCTGCTGTGACCGTGGGCTCCTTATAGATTCTGTCTCGTATGACCTGAATCTTGTCGCTACGCCACACCACCTTGCGGTCTGCGGCCTC